GCTATGCCAGCAAACCCGCGCCGGTCCGTCCAGCAGCCACGCCAGCCCGTCCGGCATCGACTGCCACCACAGATGCATTGAGCGAAAAAATTGATGCATTGACTGCGTTGGTCAAAAGCAATCATGCCGATCAGACTGCCCACATGCTGCGCATCGAAAATGCGATCACATTGCGCGCAGCCGAAAAGCCTTCAACATCGGTGGCGAAGTAAAAATATGCGCGACGCTGCACTACTGATAATTGCAATCGCTATCTTTATCGCGGCGTCGCACGTATGAAAATTTATTACACTGGCAAAGTTGGGACAGATTACTGTTCAATTTTGCTCTACGGCATGGCAGGCGCAGGCAAAACGCCGATACTTGCAACGCTGCCTGACCCTATCATTGTCAGCAGTGAGCCGGGCTTGCTATCTCTAAAAAGCAGCAATTTGCCATACGTTGTCGCGCGCGATTATCGCGAAAGTATTGATGTATGCAAATGGCTTGCAGAAAGCGCAGAAACGCGCAAATACAAGTCTGTAGGCTGGGACAGCATATCCGCATGCTCGGAAAATATTCTGGAAGCGCGCAAAAAAATATCGCGCGATCCGCGCAAGTTTTCGCCAGAAACAACAGCCGAAACTATGGAAGTAGTCAAAAAGGCGTTGGAAATTCCTGGCAAGCATATCGTGATGACATGCAAAGCGATGATAAACCCGGAAAGCAAAATCGTTGAACCATTCGCGGTGGTTCCGAAGCTAGGTCCGGCATTGCCATATCATTTCGACAATGTTTTGTTTTTGAAACGCTGGCGCGATGCCGCGTCAGGCGCAGAATTTACGGGGCTAATGTGCCGGGAAAATGAACAGGCAATTAGCTGCCGAAATCGTCTAGGTAATCTGGAGCTATGGGAGCCACCGGATTTAGGCGCGCTTATTCGTAAAATTTATGGGGTGCAATAATGGAGCATAGTGACGCTGTAACTATCGCAAAACAACAACGTGCTGAAAACATTCGTCACGAAATCGTGTTAGCTTTGTTGGAAAATTATGCACTTCCTGATGTGCTTTCTGACGTGGCGGAAGATACTATAACCACAGCGCGCAAACTTGCTGCGTTTGTAATAGAAGGATAAAACAGTATGGCTTGGTTTGATGCAACGCAGGTTGATCCTGCAACCGGTTCAACCGCCCTGCCTGTGGGCACATACCCTGTTGTCATTCGTAAATCGTCTCGAAAAGGCGTGAAAGACAACAACAACAGCGGTATGCTTGTGCTGACGTTGGAAATTATCGACGGCCCACACAAAGGCCAGTCTGGCGATTATCGGCTGAATTTGTGGAACGAAAACAAGCAAGCGGCAGAAATTGCCGGGCGGCAACTCTCTGCACTCTGTCATGTGATCGGCATTTATCAACTCAATGCAACCGGAGAAGGCCAGGATTGCGCCGAATTGTTTGGCAAGCCGTTTGTTGTTGTCGTCGATGTGCAAGCGGCAAACGAAAAATATACCGAAGTCAAGCAGGTGTTGGACATGCAGGGTCGCGGGCCGATTCGTCAAGCGGCACCGCCCGTCCAACAGCAACCAGCCGGTGGCCCATCATGGGGCGCGCAGGGTGGCCAGACGCAGCCACAGCAGCAATATCCGGCCCAACAGGCCGCGCCAGCCGATCAGCCATCATGGGGTGGCGGACAGCCTACCCAACAGCAGCCACCGGGCGGTGGCGCGAATGCACCATCATGGGCGCAACAGCCCGCGTCAGATAAGCCGAGTTGGGCGCGGTAAATTCAACAAAGCCGGGCGAGAAATCGCCCGGCGCTGGGGGTTAAATGGGCACCAAAGAAAAACCAGGGCAATTCGATTGTTACGAATTAGCGTTGCCTGATGAGCCTATGTTTATTCTGCTTGCTCGCGATCCGAGCGCGCCAGCTACCGTTGAAGCGTGGGCATTGCGACGCCTTGGAATGATACGCAACGGGCAAGCATCACTAGACGACGCTGCCAAAGCAACAGAAGCGTTTGTCTGTGCTAATCAAATGAGAAATTGGCGTCAAAATAACAACGGTAAATGGCGGCAATTGCCATTATTTGAAGAAACGTCAGAACAGCCTGAAATATGCCACGCAATTACACTTGCACCGGACGAAAATGATTAGACTTTCTGGCGCTGACCGCAAAGCACTCGCTGCTAAGATAAAAGCTGATATTGAAGCAGCATGTGCAAAGCACTATGCAGGTGAACCGCGCGACCATTTAGGCGCGTCAGAGATAGGCGAAAAATGCACTCGTAAACTGGTTTACAGCTTTCGCTGGATGCATCGCGAAACTTTTAGCGGACAAATGCTGCGACTATTCGATACAGGCCACCGCACAGAACCGCGCATAATTGAATGGCTGCAACTTATCGGTGCTAAGGCGTTGCCGTATGATCCGGTGACGGGCAAGCAATTTCGTATTCCGAGCAACGGACATTGGGGCGGTTCAGCAGACGGCAAGGTCACGCTGCCATACGACAATCTGCCTGAATTTTTGCTAGAAATGAAAACCCATAACCTAAAGTCTTTTACGAATTTGAAGGAACATGGTGTAAAGCAATCGAAGCCTAAACACTATGAGCAAATGTGCGTATATGGCTTGGCGCTTAATTACGACTACGGGTTATATTTTGCCAACTGCAAAAACGATGATAATATATACATTGAAATACTGGAATTAGACAAGTCTCTAGGGCGCATGCTAGAGAAAAAAGCGCAAGCTGTTATAACTGCGCCGCAATTGCCACCAAAAATAGCAGCAAGCGACGCATTTTTTGACTGCAAATATTGTTCAATGGCAGGAATATGTCACCGTGGCGAATTGCCAGATTACAATTGCCGTAGCTGTAAAAACAGCGTGCCAGTCGAAAACGGTGCATGGCGTTGTCAGTTATGGAATGCAATAATACCGCATGATGCAATACCAAATGGCTGCCGTGAATGGGTGGCTTTCACATGACATTGCCTGACAAATTTCTGACAACTTTAGATACGCGATGGTATCAGACTGCCGCGTTAGAAGCCTTGTTCAGCTATTTTATGTCGAATGACGGCAACCCAATTATTGCACTGCCCACAGGTAGCGGCAAGAGCGTAGTGCAAGCCAAATTTCTTGAAATTGTGCTGAAAACGTATCCTGACCAGCGCATAATGTGCCTAACGCACGTCAAAGAATTGGTGCAGAATAATGCGCAGCAAATGCGACGCATGTGGGCACATGCACCAGTTGGTATTTATTCAAGCGGTTTGAAGCAACGCGATTTGCATTATCCTATTACGTTTGGAAATATGCAGTCCGTTCGCAACATTATTGAAGCGTTCGGCCATATCGATTTGCTGCTTATAGACGAATGCCATCTAGTAAGCGACGGTGACGATAGCGGATATTTGCGCATTATCGCGCAGTTGAAGCATCGCAATCCATTTTTGAAAGTCATCGGTTTTACCGCAACTAAGTGGCGAACCGCACTAGGATTGCTGACCAACGGCCCGATATTTACTGACGTTTGCTATGATATTTGCACCATTGAAGGATATCGCAGGCTTTTTGACGAAAATTATCTTGTGCCACCGGTCGCCCGCCGCACCGCCGTAGAGTATGACGTGTCAGAAGTGCGCAGCGTTGCCGACGATTTCAGCAAAAGTGAGTTGAATAAAGTAACTAGCAATGAAAAAATAACATGGGCTGCTATTCAAGAAAGCCTGACGCGCGGACATGATCGCAATTGCAGGCTAGTTTTCTGCACTGGTGTAGAGCATGCTATTCTTGCAGCCGATATGTTCAAGCATTTAGGTTTGCGCGCTGCCGCTGTGCATTCTAAAATGTCTGATGCTGAACGCGACGGCATCATGGGTGCATTTTTTTCAGGCGAATTAGATACGCTGACAAATAATGGCATTTGCACAACCGGCATTGATCATCCTCCGATAGACCACATTGTCATGTTGCGACCGACAAAAAGCGTTGGTCTATGGGTGCAAATGCTCGGACGCGGCACAAGACCGTTTGAAACCAACGGCTGGCGCAAAGAAAACTGTCTTGTGACCGATCATGGTGGCAACTCGCGCCGTCTTGGCACCATAGATGACCCTTATATTCCTAAGCAAAAGGTAAAAGGCGCTGGCGATATGCCGGTGAAAATATGTCCTGTATGCGATGCTTACAACCATGCTCGCGCAGTCGTTTGCGTTTCATGCGGAGAACCGTTTGAAATTCGCGTCGGCTTCAAAAAAGAGGCATCAGAAGAACCGCTTGTTCGCAGTGATTTGCCTATATATGAAACGTTCAAAGTGCAACAAGTTCTTTATACGCAATATTTTAAGAAAAACGCAACTCCAACAGACAAGCCTACTATAAAAGCAATTTATATATGTGGGCTGCGCCAGTTTGTGGAATTTGTCGCCATTGAGGCGACGGGTTTTCTCGCCAAGCGGGCGCGAGATTGGTGGAGGCAGAGATTTCCTGACGCTGGATTTATGCCTGCGACGGTGGCCGACGCCATGCAGCATTTTGATAAGCTGATACCACCGAAAACCATTAAGGTTCATGTAAACCGGAAATATCCAGAGATTGTCGAATATGGCTGGTAATGGTTAAAATGATGGATGCACAGCTTGCCACGCGGATTATGGAGCGCATCGCTATTGGCGATATTGTGCGAGTGGAAGTTGGCGAAAACGAATGGTCTAACGAAAAAGTTATCGAAAAAACTGCTTACAGTTTGACCGTTCGCGGTAAATACAATAAACTTTTTCTGTCTGTGCAATGCACAGAAGCCTATCAAAAGGAAATGCAAATGCGAATGCCAACAGCAGCAATTGAACCGCCAGTCGCTCGCGGGCGCGGGCGACCGAAAAAAGAGGCATCCGGCCCGGCTGCACCGGTTGATAGCCCGTCACCGGTCAGAACCGCACCCCAGCCTGCACAGCGCGCTACTGCCACCTGGCCCCCGTCAGAACCGGTTGCACAGCCTTCCCCTGCCGCGCCTGACGTGGCTGGGGCTGATGCCGACGCGGAGGCTATGGCGTGGTTCGGTGACGCCTTGGACGCGGCCCTGCACGCGCTTCGGAAGGATATGGTGACGCTGGCCGAAGGGCTACTAAACAGCGTTCAGGCTGCCGAACCTACGCCGCCAGAACCCGGCCCTGCACCGGCAAAGACATGCATGGATTGTGAACATGCCAATCTCACTAATGGCAGTTGCAACAAATTCAAAATAACGCCACCGATGGCAATAATTGCGTTCGCAAGTCAGCGTTGCGAGGCTTTTTCGCTCGAAGAACCGCCATTCTAATGCGCAAAGCGTGCAAAACATGCGAGCAAGTCAAGTGGCTGCGTGACTTTCCGTTAAAACACGATAACAAAGACGGTCGCCATACATCATGCAAGCCGTGTGTAGCAATTAAATCGCGCGCATGGCAAGCTAAACAGAAGGAAAAAAGAAATGCACAACATACATGAAGCTGATAAGCTAACAGAGATTGAGTTGATCGAACATAATACTATGATGGCTTTTCGCGCTTTATTTGAAAAAGCGATTGCCGTTGTGCATCGCAGAAACGAAAAATGGTGGATTAATATTCACACTGGCGAACGCATTGAACGCAATTTTGGTGAAATTATTGCGTTGGTTCATTCTGAATTATCAGAAGCTCTTGAAGGCCATCGCAAAAATTTGATGGATGACAAACTGCCTGCGCGCAAAATGGTAGAAGTCGAATTAGCTGATGCTATAATTCGTATCATGGATTTGGCAAGCGGTTACGGCTTGGATGTTGCCAATGCGTGGTATGAAAAAATGCAATACAACTACACGCGCGAAGATCACACGATTGCCCACAGATTGGGCGAGCATGGGAAGAAGTATTAATTAGGCTGTGGCACGCGGACCTAAAAAGACGACCGATAACGATGCACGCGAAAAGCTGATTGCCGCGCTCAAATTCGCGTGCATCGCTGTCAACAAAGAAGATAATTCTGGATTGTCGCAGTTTGCTACGGTCAAAAATGGCTTCGTGGTTACTGAAAACGATACGCTTTGCATTGGCGTTCCCGTTGAAACCGACTTGCACCTTGTGCTTCACGCGGACAAATTTCACTCTGCATTGATACAGTGCAGCCCGGCACATCAAATGCAAATGGTGCAGTTGAATGACCGCGAATTGTCGATAAAATCAGGCAATTTTCGCGGAGTTGTGCCATTGCTTCCAAACGACACTATAGCTGACCGCGTGCCGGATGCAGCATGTGGGCAACTAGGCCAATCTGTTATTACAGGATTTACCGTGCTGGCAAAGCTGTGCAACGGCAAAACCGATAGGATTTACGATCAATCTATTTGGTTTAGATCGCAGTCGATGATTGCCACCAATGGCGCAATTGGTATGGAATATTGGCACGGTTTTCATTTGCCGCATAGCATGAATATTCCAAAAAAGACAGTTGAAACGCTGGCAAAAATTGAAAAGCCGCTTGTCAGTTTTGGGTTTTCTGCTAACTCTATAACTTTCTATTTTGATGACAATTCTTTCTTAAAAAGCAGGCTGTTATCGGGCGAATGGCCTGACAGAATTGTGACTATTTTCGAGAAAGCTATGGCTGGCGATTTCAACCCTTTATGGATAGGATTTGCTGATGCGCTTACCGCCGTCGCGAAGTTTGTCGAAAATGACACAATCGTCTTTCATTTGGGAACGTTATCGACAAGCGAAAATCTTGAGCATGCGGCAGCGTCGTATTTGGTGGAGCGATTGCCGCAAGGGCATAAATTCAGTCACGCATACTGGAAAATGGCGCTTCCGTTTGCTGAATTTGTAAAGTTGCCAGACAAAAAAGATGAACCTACAGCGTTCAAATCCAGCCGCGTTCGCGGTGTCATCATGGGAAAGCATTGATAAAATGACGCTGACACCTAAAAGCATTGCCCATTTTCAACCGCTGCCTATTGAAAAACGAGCGCACGATAGGGCGTTGCTGCTTGCATGGGAATTAGCACAGCTTCAAGGCAAAGTCATCGACGGGGTTTTGATGATGCGGCCAGATCAGCCTTCGCCTTTCGGCGGGCTGGCAAGCGGATTGCGGCGCGTAGCTGCCCGCTTGGAAGTCTGCGATACAGACAAGCAGCCAGAATTTAAGGAATATGCGCCAGGCGAGTTGAATTGGACCG